CCAAGCTCAGAATATAATCGTGTTGTCGCATCAGATGGGTCTACTTTTTCTGCAATTCCAGCAGCAGCACTTGGAGCTAAAGCTACCCCACCCTCAATGGACGCAGCAAGGGCTGGGTTTCTTGCTTGAGTTTTAACTAAATCACTCACCGTTTCCGTAAGCACATTTCTTTTTGGTATTGCTGTATTTATTGCGTCTACAGCCGACACACCTCTTGATGCAGCCATAAACGGTAATACTGTTCCTGTAGTCTGACCAAATGTCTCTCCACCCACCGCAAAAGGTCTTTGAGAAGAGGGCAAGTCTTGAATATCATCATAGCCAACATCAAGTAGACTCGTAAGTTTTCTTAGAGACTTTGAGCCACCAATAGGCTGTTCACTAAAGGGTTGAAACCCTTGCTCTCCAGGCAATATGTTTAGTACTCTTGGTAACTGATTTATGAGGTCAACAGGAGCGCCAAAAACATCAGCCAAGCCGACATTGATTCCTTTTCCAACGGCTGCTGTCTTTTCCATGCCTGTTGATGGTCTTGTTTCAAGATAGGCTTTTCTGACTGTATCATACTGGTCTGTACCTCTTTTATCTTGGTTTTGTGTTAGCCATTCAGCGTACTTCGTGGCTTTTCTAATGTCAGCCATTACTCAGCACTTCCTACAATTTCATCAGCTTGATTAAGCAAGTTATTAGTAGTTGAACCACTTTCGTAATCGTTAATAGCCACAGTAACATTTGCTATATATTCCTGTATTTTATTAAATTGACTTCTTAACTGCTGTACTTCTGCTGTACTTTTGGCAGACTGCATTTCTGCTTTAAGATTATTTAGTGTGTATTGTAACTCAGGAACTAATGCTTTTGATTTTTCGACAAATGTTTGATTGTTGTCTGACGGTTGAGGAAGTATTTGTTCAATAGTTTTTTGCGTATAGACACTACCTTTATCGCTTAAGGCTTTTACAAGAGGCTGTTTAATACTGTTATTAACTTGATTTATAATAGCCTTTTGTTTTTCTCGTTCTTTACTGAAGCTACCTCCAAACAAACCAGTCACAGCATTTAAAAAGTCTGTTCCCATTCCTCCAATGTCACCACCAGCAGCAGTTGGAACATTAATACTTGATCCAGTTTGCTCTACTTCTTTAATTTTATCTTGGGTCTGTGGTACTAATTGATTTAGCTGATCAGAAGTAAGTAAGCCAATACCAGTGTTGTTTGTGTTGCTTATAGAAGAAATCTTGCCAGTTCGTGTATTTCGCTGAAAAACGCCTGTACCTCTTAAAGACTCTGGTAAATCATCTTGAGGCACAAGCTCAAAACTGTCTTTTGGCATCAACTCCTTTGCCGTCATAGCCCTTATAAACCCTGTTGGGTTTGCTTGTAAAAGCCCCAACATTCTAGGATTATTTGCAAATTGCTGTTCAAGAAGACCAATCGCTTCTCTTTGTCTTTTCAGGTCTTGTGTATTTTGAGCCAATAACCCAGCTTTATTTGCTGCTTGTATAGAAGCTGGTACTCCAGCCCCACCTAACAGACTTGTTCCCAACGTAATTTGTTGTTGAAACTCAGGTGTATTGTAAACATCTAAGAAAGGCTGTGAAGCTGTACGTACCTTAGAACCAAAATTTTGAATTGCATCTAAAAGACCCATTAAGCAACCTCTCTGATTTTGGAGTAATCAATCATTAAGTATCCATGTGAGCCTTCGACTACGGCATCAGGGAATACCTTTTGTACTTCTTGCGCTATAAATCCTTTGCGTGGGTGCTTATCAAGACCCAAAACAAAAGCCTTTGCGTTCCATTCCCACTCGTAGACATTAAGTCCTGTAGAGTGTGTACCTATCTTTTTAATATCAACTTTTAATCTTCTGTCAGACAAAGACGCTAGGGCTGCTATTGTTGCGACAGTACCAGCAACTTGATCTCCAGCAGATACTTGATTTGTAACGTCTTTAGTAGTTGTTCCACCAGTGTTTGTGTTTGCCCCAATAGCAGAAAGAATATTGTTAATTCTTTGTTGATCGGCAACATTTCTTGCGCTTTGTATCTCAAAAGGTCTATTGAGAAGTGCCTGATCTAAAGCTCTCTGTTCTGAGCCAACACTTGATAATGCACCAAGTAAGCCAAGATCAGAACTTAGAATTGAAGGAGTCATACCTATAGCCGATAGTTTTCGTGACGCATCTGCTTCCATTGCATTAGCTAACGTAGGCGCAACACCTGAAGCAATACCTTCGCCAATAGCTGTTCCAAAAGCATCAGAGCCTAGTCTACCACCACTAGAGTATTGCGATGTTATGTTATTTACAGTGTTTGATATTGTGTCATCTAACACTCTTTGCAGAGGGTCAGATACATTAAATTGTCCAGTTATTATGTTATCAAGTGCTGTCTTTGACGTTCCTAAAGGATTACTGGTAGCAAGGTCAGTAATAAGGTTTTGTGATGTTGTTTGTGTTGGCGTAAAACCAGCTATTTCAGGCACAACATTTGAACTTGGTCTAAAGTTTTGAGCTTCTCGAAAGCCTGTCTGAACCATATTTTTTACAAAATCAGGTATTTCTTGCGTTTGTACTGTGGTGTTGCCACCTCCACCTTTTCCCATTTTATAAGTCCTTATGATAAGTTATATGTGCTGGATACCAGCCGAATTTTTTGATAAATCTATCCCACGCCTTACGACCAAACCCTTCCATATGGATACATTTGTTGTGTTTGGCGTGAGCCTCAAGAGTTGATAAAACCAACTCAATCCATTCTTTCATGCGTCCACCACCCACAAAGTCTAACGCCATAGCGTAGCCTTTTGGATAGAAGACCATTCGTGTTGTAACAACGGCAATCACCTTATCCTCTTCCTCAACCGTCCAAACAAGGTATGCCCCTTGTTTGCTTGCCGTATACACATCCTCAATGTCTATCTTGCGAGGCGATAAGCATACAGCCTTGTTGAGTATAGGTTTGATGTATTGCCATTTCTCATCCAGATATTCCACTGGAACAGGCAAAAATTTCATCCCAAAACTACATACATAAAGTTTCTGTCCGTTTGTCCGTTGTTTGCGTGTGTTACAACGAAATTCTGTTTATTTCGTGCAGATATAAATATTGTGCCGTTGCCTACTTCTGCTGACGCATTTGCAGACAATGGGCTATATAAAATTACGCTATCACTACTAGCCCTTAAATCTGTGACTGTAGTTGTTGTGGTACTTGCCGTTAACGTAAAAGACCCAGTAGAGTTTAGTTTGCCTTCGAGCAGTAAATTTACGGCACTACTAACCTCTCTAGGCGTTCCCCCAGACTGAGGTAAACGCAGAAAGTTAAAATCAACCATTAGCGTCTTCCTAGACTAGCTGTCTCAACATCCACACCTAACGCATAACGCCAAGTACCACCACTAGCATTAACTCGCACTCTATGATAGCGACCATTACTTCTAACTGGAACAAAGTTATCAGTGTTCAGGTTGGCAGACGCAGTAAAAGAAACAGTATCTATCTGTCGAGAACGAGACCCCACTTGTACAGTGAGGGTAGGAGCTACATCTTTCGATGTAACATAGGGTGTAACACTCTTTACAAGTGACTTCTTTAGTTTTGCTGGCTCAAACTCTGCCGTTTCCAATGTTGCAGCCAACGCATCTCCTGTGAAAGACGCAATCTTACTACTAGAACTTGCGGCAAAGGCACTCTGACCACCTCTAAAGAAACGTGAGTCCAAAGACGTACCCAATGCGTCTAAGCTACTGGATATCGTAGCCAAAGCCTCAAGTGTAAAGTTAGGAGCTATTATCGTTCCTATAAATTCATGGTCTAGTTGTGCTAATGACCAACGCCCCACAGAATAATTGTACATTATTATCTTATCAGGTGTGCCATCAGTGCTTTCTGTTGATACATAACTCCATGCCACTACCTGATTGATTGGGTCTATACTGCAACTCAATCTATCTAAGTGATGTGGTGATGAGTCATCAAAGAAAAACGTATCTACCTTTTCAGCCCCAATCGGTATTGATCGCTCTCCATTAAACATAAAGAAGCCATCAGAGGCTAAATAAAATACCTGAGTTGGCGCAAGTGCTGATATAGAGTTTGGTATATCGCACCCATGTCCTGTCTCCACCATATCAAAGGTAAAGATCAAAGGAGAGCCTACATATTGCATCCTAGCAATACCTCGCTCCAACAAGACAACGCCAAAGTCACCACCAACTAACCCAGTGATATTACCAGCATCAGGTATATCCTGAAAGTCAGCTTGGTTAGACCCTACTGTCCATGTATCCGCATCGTTAATCTGTGACCACTGCACACGAAAAGGGTTGTTCGTAGAGCTTGTATTGTTATGCGCTGTCACTACAAAGTCTCGTATAACAGCGAGAAACTTAGCCTTTGGTGAGCCAGATACATCGGCAAAGGTACTAGAAGACCCAAGTGTGTATTTTTGCAACAAATTACTCAATCCACTTGCTGCATAGACACTATTGCCAAACTGCACAAACTGCCATTGATCGTCACTTGCTAACGTGTATGCTCCACTCTTTACATCGTCTAAAGCTGCTGTTCCAGCATTAAACTTAAGTAGCTTTGTAGCGTTTCCTGCAAATAAATGTACTGTGCCACCACTATCAATAGTCGCAAAGAATCCTCGTAAATACGCATCAGATGCTTGTGATAAAGTCGCTAATCCCAAGAAAGGTCTGTATCCTCTTGCAGCAGCTATGACATTCGTAGCCACTGTTGCACCACTAGAGTTCAATGGGGCTTGGTCAGGTAGCCACTCTCCAAAAGGTATCATGTAGCACCGAAATCCTGTTTCATAGTTAACGCACCACCACCAAAACGTGCTTGCTGTGTATCTCTTTTTACTTCTGTCATGGCTCTGCTAAACAACGCATCATATTGTGTAGCTCTCGCCTCATCCATTAAAAAGGTGTGTGCCGCAACTAAAGACCCATATAAATAACAATCTGGATGGCGTGATAGTACTGTGTTGCTTGTATTAGAGTCGGATAGGGCAGTTATGCCGTTACCAAATATTACCTCTAGCGTAATCACTGCATCAGGTATAGGCCGCAAGTGAATATTAGAGCCTATTATCGTATAAGATACTGGTGTTCCTTGCCCTTCTGAACTATGTGTCCTGTAAAAACTATCTGGAGTTGTAAAATCTAAAACCCTGTTTGGGTTGTTGTTTAGCTTTACTACTCGTATCTCACGTAGGTCTGTAGGCAAAGTATAGCTTTCTGTGCCAGCTACAGTTGATATGGTTGTAGAAGTCTCCTGTGATCGTGTATCTAACTCCCTAGACATTCTGGCTTCTGCTAATGATATAAAGTCAGGGATATTGGTTGTTAAATCATCCCTTGCTAAGAAATTAGCTATAGAAGTCTGTAGGTTAGAGTAGGTATCTAAACTCATGTTAATCGACCGCCAGTCGTTCTAAAGTGTTTGTTCTCAGGGTCTTGTAGCCATTTTAGCCACTTCTTTTTGTTGTGTTTGAAGTGACCAAACTTCTTCTGTAATTCAAAAAATAAAGGTGCTGGTATTTCAGCTATCTTCTGTTGATGTTTTTGGGTGTTCCCAATCAACGACCCATACCGATATTCTCCCTCTTGTTTTTTAGCGAAATCAAGCACAGGAGACACGTTGACTTGTGTGTTTACCTGAAGACCATCAACAGTGTCTTCAATCCATGTTTTTTTCCCTGTGTGGGGATTTTGACTTAGTAAAACTTTTCTCATTATATCCTCAAGAGGAGAGGGGGCTTTCACCCCCTCAACCATTATAATTATGATGTATTTAAATCAAATATCGCAGCATGAGCCTTTGGCGCACGATTGATTAAGCAATACTCAGAAATAATTGCAAACTTTGTTGCATCTCCAGTAGGTGCTACATCAGACACACTAAACATTCTGCCTGGTAAGTGACCGATTGCGTAGTAGTCACTGTCTAAGAGAAGTATTTCTGTGTTTGTTGCGTTTCTATCAATAACAGCGTTTAGAGTTCCAAAATCCGTTAAAAACAAGGACACACTCCCCACTATTGCAGCTTCGGCTGGTGCTGTCATATGCAACTGATTAGTTACAACTGAACCTGAAGAAAGGTTGCTGAAAGCTACTTTGTTAGCAGGACTTAGAACAAGCATATCTGGTTGTCCACCATCGTCATACGCTAACTTCATTGCACTTTCAATATCAGCCAACTCAAGCGCATCGTTAGTGCCTGACATGGTAGCAGCATTTGAGCCGTCAGTACCTGAAGCCACCGCAGAGTTAGACTCAAGAACAACATTACTCATGTAGGACAAGAACTTTGCTGTCTTTCTTGGGTCTGAAGCTGACTTTGCTTCATTCTTAAATAAAGACTTTTCAATGTCTCTTCTTTGCTCAAGAGACTTGATTATCTTTACGTAGGCTGTTTCTCTATCGCGCCCTGCCTTGTCGACGGTATCTAAGGTATTCGAGACACTTGCAGCCTGTGCTGAAATCTGGTGAACGTTTGATAGCCTTGTAGTCGCTGTTGGATTGACATAGGAATAGTCAGCTCCTTCATTGACATAGTTATCATCGGCTGCTGCTGCTAACTCTTGGACTTGCCAATCGTGCGTTACAGCCTTTGTTGTTTCTTTTTGTGCGTTAGAAAATACAGGGGTCTCATCTGGGTCAATCCGATAGATGACATCTGATAAGTCCTCTCTCTCTCCAACCGCATTTGAAGTTAGAAAAGTTGCCATATTATTTACTCCTAAATAGCTACTTGGTTAAAAGATATTCGACAGCAGCATCTCTACTGTTTGTCTTTTTAAGCTTTGCCCAAGCGTCCTTCTTTGCCTTGTCTGGTACATTTGTACGTGGCTTTGGCTGTCCAGCCTTCACCATCTTAGGCGCAGTAACCACTTTCTTTTTCACGACAGTCGCTTTGCTTTGTAGATTGTCGTAAAGTTGTGCTTTTCGTGCCATGTTTACTATCCTTGCATCAGTCGCATTATTTATGTCATCAGTCGAAAAGCCCTGATTTCGTAAATAACCGACTAATTCGCCTTTTTCTTTGGCTGCTACACCCTGATCTTTCCATGAGGGGATTAGATCAAGCAGTAAATCAGCCTGTTTTGCCAGTTCTTGAGACTTAAGGACTTGCTG